GGCGTACCAAATATTCTTATACTTGGTTCTACTTTTTCAATATCAGTAAACCAGCCTTCGGGAGATAACTTACTTATAGTTTTATATATACCGTTATTATAAAAGTGATATTCTTTACAAATTAACTCCATACTGTATTGTCTTTATAGTTATAGTATTCTGTTTTAAACTCTATAAACAAATCAATAATATCGTCTTTAGATAATTCGTCTAAAAACTTTTTTCTAAGTTCTTCGTTTAAGGCAATAACAGTTCTTGAAAAATAACTCTGACATTTGTTAAGCCAGACTGCGTTATGTTTTACTGCGTCTAATATAGACACAATAGCTTCTTCTTTATCAGTAGCTTCTAGCATTTTGTAATCGTATTTCATTTTTTATAATTTTTCAATTAATAACTCGTACTCTTTAATTTCGTTTTGTGTTAACCAGTCATAATCATTACTAGTAAACTTCTGCATTAATTCCATAATTTTTTTGTAGTCAAATTTTCTTAGTGATGTTCCTAAAATACTCTCGAACTCATAGTGATTATTAACTAGCAGTCTAATGTATCTCCCTAGTATTGTCTGTCTAATGTCTTTCTTTGTCATTTTGTGTTTGTTTTAGTTAATATACAACAAAACTAAACAAAATATATGACATATACAAGTTTATTAACAAAAAATGTTAATATATTCCTAGTATAATAAATATAATTACTACTATAAGATTGAGAATATATACAAGAGATACTACTATTATTGTATATAAAAGAGATTTAGAAATTATCCTTAATAGATTTTTCACTATAAAGGCATTAATAGATTAATCGGTAAAGTACCATTGTTTAAGATAACTGCGCACCCTATCGCTTGTTTTTTAAAGTTTTTAGCATAAGCTGAAGCATAGCTTTTACTGTCTACTCCGCAGCCCACTTGCATACCAAATACTCTAAATTTTTTACCTACATACCAGCGAGTATAGGCTTCAGTGTGAGTATGACCACATACGCTTGACATTAAGTTGTTTTTTGCTTTTGTTTGAGCTTGACCTCCTTCGCCGTGTTCGTAAAGAACTTCGTCGTATGTAACACTTTCTACCCAGTTCCAATTTGGAGTTCCTAAAACTTCGTTGTAAGACCTAATCCACGCAGAAGGTATACCGCCACTAAAACTTTTTCTAGCAGCCATACGGTCGTGATTGCCTATACATACGTCGGCTACTGGAAAAGCTTTATACCAATTTTGTATTTTTTTAATACTTTCTTCTAACTCCATACCCGCCGAAAGCCCGTCAGGATCTGGTTCGTGATATGAATAAGCGTGGTTATCTAATATGTCTCCAATAAATATTACTTGGTTACAATTATAAGTTTTATACTGTTGTATGCAAAACTCTAAATAACCTTCTAAACAAAAGGGTTCGTGCAAGTCTCCGATAACTAGAATATTTCTAGTTTCGGATTCTCGCATTTTTTTTAAAGCCGCTATTTCGTGAGGTTTTAACCTAAAGCGGTTTGTCATTATTTTTTAATTTTGTTAGGTATCAACTTATTTACAACCCACATAATCTTATTTAAGATTGAGTTGTCTTTTTCTGTTGGCGTTAACCTTACAATAATTTCAGCAATTCCTAAGATTGCTAATAAAATTTCAGTCCATTTCATAGTTTATCGATTTTTAATTATTAATTTAATGTTTTCGCCGCCTAAATTTATTATTTCTTTCATTAGTAAATCCATAGCTAAAGTAGAGTTACCAACAAAGTCTTGTTGACGAGTTTGACCTACTAGAATACAACCTCTAGTATGAGACGGTTTGTTACCTCTGTGAAATAATATATAAGAACGGTTAGGCACGTCTTCAACTATTAAGTGTAAATAGTCTCTAGTTGCGCTTTGTCTAGCTGGTCTTAAGTTTACTTTGTATTCTCCAGCTGGTATACTAGATATACTTCTTTGATTGTCTTTATAAGGCAACTCTAAAGTATCGCAAAATAATTCTCCGTTAAGGTATAATTTACCAATAGTAGATTTATCCGTAAAAGTATCTCTAATTATAAGTAAATTAACGCCCTTGTCCTCTGTAATGTTTTTTGTAGGCATTTTGTCCTCGACTTGCGTTTTTGGAGTGTACTCCTTTTCTTTTTTTTCTAGTAGCTCTAAAAGAGTTAACAGTAAACTTTTTAGCCATTTTTTAATTTTTGTCAAATTTTATAAATTTATATATAGTAAAAGCTATTGCTAATATTAAAGATACAAAAGTTAATACTTCGTTGCAGTCTGTAATACTAAAACCAATAGCGCTTCCGTTAGCTATTCCTACTTGTACCGTGTCCTTTAGATTGTTCATCTTTTTTAGTTTTGAGCTTATCCAAATAGGACTTTAGCTTTGTTATATTAATTGTTTTTGTTTTATAATACTTTTTCATTAATTTAAATTGCCTATTGTATTTCTTAAAGTATAGTCGTTTAGATTTTTTGTAGGTCGTTCTAAATTCATACCGTTATAATAAGCGTTTTCGTCTGGGTCTATTTCAGCTCCAGTATTAAGATTGTATTCTGGGAATAATGTTTTGTTATTTCTTATATACTCGATCATACGCTCAGTATAATATTCTGCCGTATTCCTTACTTCTTCTCTAAGGTGTTGCGCTTCAGCCGTACTTAAAGCCGTACCAGTCTCAGATGTTTTAGAAAATATGTTACCGTTTTCTATTTTAAACCTTAAAAAAGGGATTGCGTGATAAAAAGCCCAGTTAGGTAGCATATCGCCTATATACTCGTCTAAAAGCGTCTTATACGCTTCGTTACCTACGTTTCCTATTGTACCAGCCGTTATAAGGCTTTTCAATTTTTCAAAGAGCCGTGAACCAAGTTTTGGTTCTACATACAATTTTTGACTTTGACGTATATAAGGCAATATTAAATTGGTGTCGACATTAAGGTTAATAGCCGTACTGTCTTTTAATTTTTGTTCTGATATAAATAAAACGTAACTCATATTATCTTGGTGTTAAAAATCCTTCATTAATCATATTTATAGGCGCAGTAGCTACTAAATCGTCGTTCATATCAATAGTAAAACCTTCTGACCTTGCTTTTGCTTCGCTAATTAGTTGACTATCGTTTATAGGCGATTTAGCACCTCTTAAAGAAGTCTTAAAAATTAAACGGTTAAAGTAGTGCTTACATCTAGGGCCGCCCTTGTATAACCAGATTGAGTATGTTAAATCTCCGTTAGGCCCGAAACCTATTTCACGTCCTTGTCTATCAGAGTAATAAGAATCGTTTACTTGTATATCTGTCAACCTTAACAAGTCTTCTTTACGATATACTTTATTTGCTGACATCATACCCCTACAAAAGTCTCGACTATTAGCGCTGCTACCAGTACCAGATGCTTTTTTATATTCGTATCTTACTTTATAGTAGTTATTAAATGACTCATTTACGCCGTCTTGCTCACTCCTAGAGTTCGGTCTAGCAGTACCAGTAGAAGCTAAGTCCGTACGGTCGTTTACTAAAATATTAAGTTCTTCTTCAAAATTAAAATCTTGGTGTTCTCCGTGTACTACTTCTTCGTCTACAAGTTCCCAGTCTTCGTTTATGTCTTCGCCAAATTCTTGTATAAAATTAGACAAGTTTTGTCTGTTAGCTTTTATAGGTACGCAATTAGGTACTTTTTTACCGTCTTTTATTTTATGTCCGTAAGGCTCGTAACCTTCAGTACAAGGATTAGGACTTATAAATTCTTCTTTACAATTACACTTACTAAGATTCATTATTTGATCGTGGTCTTCGCAAGGCATATAGTAAGTATTACCGTCTTGAGTGTGTTCGTGATAACCGCTACAACCTAACCTTTCAGCTTCAGCTTCAGCTTCTTCTATTGTATCAAATAAAGGCAGCTCTATTCCGTCAGTTATCATAGATCCTACTTTACTAAATGTAGCTTTTTCTTCTACTGTTTGTTCTTCGTCTAAGGCTGGTAAACCTAAATCCTCTCTTATCTCATTCTGGGTCATAACCTCACGAACAGTTTTAGAGTCAAATTGTACTGTAATAGGTTTTAATTGTACAAACCCGACTTCTAAATCCATATTATTTACAGAGAATATAGTCTGTAAAGTGTCTAATATGTTTAATTGAAAACTTCTTACAACTGTTTGTACATAGAAGTTTGCAGCGTTTATAAGCTCGTCTGTATTAGAACTGAACCCGTTAGTACTATCAATACCCATAAGTGTCTTAGAAGTTACCCTATGAGCCGTAAGAATGTTTTGTACAAGCAGTTCTTGTAAGGCTAAGTATTGCTTGTCAGCGTCGCTTACACTTATTGGAGTTATTTCTGGAGTACGAGTTTTATCGTCAGAAAATGTTAAAACAAATTTTCCAGAGTTTTTAGCGCCAGTAAATTTATCTATAAGGCTTTTTTCTATTTGATAGCGCTCCTCAGCCGTTGGTATACCGTTTGCAAAGCTAATAAAATACGATCCGCTAAAACCGTTTTCTATATTGTTTAAATGAAACTCAGCTACCTTTTGATCTACTAAAGCCCAGTTACAACCAGCTATATAGTCTGGCGTATGGTAACAGTCCATATTAGGGCTATATGATCCAGTATATAATAATTGACTAGCAGAGGTTCTATCGTTAACATTAAACGCTGCAATAGGGTACGGTTTATGAGTTCTTAAATTAGACCAGTCAGCGCTAATAAAATAAGTATCTATTTTTCCTAACTCGTTTGGTCGACCAGCTCTAACCCTTTCGACTGGAACGTGATAAATTTCTGCTATTTCTGTTTTTTCTTGATTCCAAATAATATGTATAGCGTACGCTCCTTGTAGTTTAAAATCAAAAGCTATCTTTTTTATCACTTGATGTAGTGTCTCTTTACCGTTAGCGTGTCTAAAAAACTTCTTTAGCTTAACGTACATATCTAAATTTTCGTCTTCGTCAGCTTCTATAACTATATCTTCTCCAGCTATCATATCCGCAGTAGCGTTAACAATAGCAGCGTGAGTACTTGAGTTGTAGTAAAGGTCAATTAAAAACTGCGGGTATAAATTTTTCCAGTCTTCAGTACCGTATTCTATATAATCTTTACCTCTAACTTCTTGTATTATAGGCGCAGTTTGAGTTTCTAAATTTATGCTTAAAATTTTATCGTTCATATTATTCGTTGTTAGTCCATTCTGGAGAATACATAATTGTTAATATTTCTTCATAGTTGTATTGCTGCAAACCTACTAAAAATTCTGGCGTTTCGCCTTCAAATTTTAAAACGCATTTCGTACCATCTAAAGAAAGTCTTAATGTATCTCTGCTAGTTTCTTTAACTTTTGTAAAGTCTATTAAATCTATGTTTTCTATGTTAAATATAACGTATTTCATATTTATTTTTTTATGGTACGTCAGTACTAAAAGTTGTACCGTTTACTAATGTACCAGAGTTTGAGTTTGTAGAACCGTCTGCAATAGTTGTTCCGCTACCTTCTTCGTTTCTCCAATAGCCTACTAAATTAGTGTCCTCTGATAAATCAGTTACAGTTCCAGAGTTATATATAGAAACTATATCTCCAGAAGTTTTAGCTGCATTAAACAAGCCTATTTCGTCAATATTACCTATCCAATATCCAGTTCCGCTAAGTCCGTTACGACCTAACTCAAAAACACTAGGAGTTCCAGACCAAGTTCCGAACGTAGTTTGTGTTGTACCTACTTGCGAACCGTCTATATATGCTTTAAATTCATTACCTCCTACGTTCCAAGTAAAAGCAAAATGATGAAAGTTACCATCTCCTTCAATACTACCAGCTGACGTAATAACTTGCGTATTAGTTCCAGCTGCTTTATACATAAATTTGAACTCATTAGAAGAATGTAAATATATAATAGTAGCTTGATTATTAGAATTTGTATAAAATTTAAATATAGGAGTATTGTCGCTTACATTAGATAATTTAGCCCAAGCAGAAATAGTACCTCTACTTACGTCGACAATACTAGCAGCGCTATTTAAATTAACATAATCGTCTACTCCAGCAAAACTTAAAGAATAAATATTGCTAAAAGTAACTGGGCTGCTACTTGCCCCTATGCTTTGTCCAAGTCTTAGTGCTAACATTAGTCGTTATATCCTATTCCTACTCCGCTTGTTAAAGTAATAGCCGTAATATTCATAAATAAAGTAGTACCAGCTGGTAAAGTAGTCTGCAAAGCAGATTCTCCAGTTGCGTCCGCTACTGTTATTGCAGAGACTACGCTTTCTACTGGAAAATGTACGCAGTAAAAATTTTTACTAGTTTGCGCCGCAGTAGTAAATATTTCTGTATTACCGTTTTTGCCTAATTGTTCTGTTAATAGTTGTTGTACGTTTTCGATCGCCATTTTTTATTTTTTTTTATTGTCCGTAATATATATAATTAGAGCCGCTAGGTTCTGGGTGTTGAGTGTATTTAACTTGCTCAGTACCGCTTTTATCTGCGACATACATTTTTCCTTTTGTTACAAGCCCTTTAACAACGCCTTTTGTACTTGCAGCTGGTGTTAATACGTCGTTTTCATTTACTGGAGCGTTACCAGATGAAATTGTAACTGTACCAGACCAAACAACTTCGTATATTTCAAACTGATAATATCCAGCTGGTTTTAAATTTACTGAAGTATATACGCTAGGCGTACTATCGTAGTCTACTTCAAATTTAGTATACCTTTCGTATATCTCTTGAGCGGTTGCGTATACATAATGTATAGACTTATCCATATCATTTGTAAATTTTAGCAAGTGTCTTATTTTGCTTGTAGCCGCTGAAGTGTCTATACGATTGTCTTCCGTTTGTATATAAAATATAAAGTCTGACTCCGTTGTAGCTTGTATCATATTATATAATAGAAAAAGTATAAATTTATTTGGTAAATAAAAAAAAAGAGTAACATTAGTTACTCCTTTTTAATATATGAAACTACTTATAAATTACACAGAAACTACAAATGGTGTTCCTTTGTTCGTGAATCCTGAGTTATCAAAAATACTAGTAGTATAATCTTCTAAAAACGCCATAGGCCTAGACTCCATACCAGTAAAGGTAAGAGTGTAACCGTTTCTGTCTCCAAACGCAGCGCCAGTATCAGCCGTTCCCGTGTTTAAATCCATACCGTTTTCGAAACCACAAGCTAAAATAACGTCGTGTCCTGACGATAATTTTGCGTTAAGTTCTACTAATATTCTAACTTTAGTCTGTCCTAAAAGTCTAATTTGGTTTTGGTCTTCTTTAGTTAATTTATTTAACATTATGTTTACCGTAGGAGTGTAAAAAATAGTACCGTTTTCTGTTGATCCAGTAATTGTATCAGTTACGTTTGCAACGCCTAAAGGCATTACATATTTGTAAATACTGTTACTATTCCAGTCAATAGAGTCTATTTCTTGAGGGTGCGTACCGTCGTAAGACCAGTCCGTACTACCAAAGTCTGAGTAAACCGAAAAATAAATATTCTTTACTCCCCCTGCGATTCTGGAGCAGTCAAGACCTCTACCTTTTGTAAGTGCTGTACAAGACATATTTTTTTATTTTTAAGGTTATAAAAGCAAGGGTTTTTACGCCCTTGCCTATTTAATTAATTTATTACGATACTAAAACTACGTCAGCTCCGATACCTACTTGAGTACCACCAGAGTATCTGCAAATTGCTCTAATATTTTGACTCCCGTCAATCGAACTGAGGTCTAGGAGATTTATATTTGCAGCGTCACTCAAAAGATCTGTCCCGAAATATAAATTTGACTTCTCAGCCGCAACTATTACGTCGTCCATCATTCCGTTACATACTGCTAATTTTAGACCTTCAAAAACTGCGTCGTAGTCTCCGTTCATAGAGTATGCATTAACATATCCTAAAGTAGAGATTGCAGAAATATATAATCTGTAAGTCTTAGGCGACATATAAAGATATAAATCGTCTTTTGTATAAACAGTTGTTGGAATAGCTGCTGAACAATTTTGTAAATTTTCTATAATGTTTGCAGCAGTATAAGCGTTACCAGCTCCACCAACATTTGCAACGTCAGTTACTGTTGCGTCAGTTACTAAACGACCAACTCCACCGTGTGTAAATCCAGTAAATTCTCCAGCCGTTGCGTCGTTACCACTCCATATAGAAGTCTCAGTACCTTCTGCTATAATTTCTCCTAAGTAAGAAATAACATAGTCGTTGAAAGATGCTGGAGGTGGCGCACCAGCTCCTGCTCTCATTTGCAACGCCTCCCAAGACTCAAGAAGAGTTTTTGAGCAAATGTCCGTCTGAATCATTAGATTTTTTGGTTGTAAAACCGCCTCAGTCATTGTAAGTGTACCAGCTAAATTTACATTACACGTGGCGTCCTGAATTAAAGATGCCGCCGACATTTTTTGCAGGTTACTTTTAAATTTGATATTTTCTATCATTGTTAAGAACTCCATAGAGTTCGCTTGTTTTAAAGCTGCCGAGATATAAAACCCAGCCGCTTTTCCCGAGTAATTACTCGTTACTGCTAAAGCCATAATTTTTTGTTTTTAATTATTATTTATTATTATTTATATAAGTTGTAAAGGAACTTTTCCTTTTTTGACATTTTACTTAATTCACTTTTAGATAAAGTAGGTCTTTCACTAGCAAATTTATTTACACTTAAAGGACTGTCAGCTGGTTTTCTTCTTAACTTTTCTCTAAGCTCTTTATTTTGCTTTTCTAAACGTGATACTTTTTTGTATTCTCTTTTCTTTTTATCTTTCATTTTATCCTTTTTCTTCTTCTTCATATCAGTAGGCTCTGCTTCTTCTACTACTTCTTCTGCTTTTTCTTGCATTACTTCTACTGATACTTCAGCTGCAATTTTAGAAATTTCTTCAGTAACCTCGTCTGGAGTAGCTTCGTTTATAGCCGCTGCAATTTCTTCAACTGCCGCTTCTACTGTCTCAACTACTTCTTCAACTACTTCTTCAGTAGCTTCTTCGTCAGCCATTTCTACTTCCTCGCTTTTACCTTCGCCTACTTTTGCTTTTAAATCCGCAATAGCGTCTTCAAGATTTTTTATTCTTTTTTCCATACCTTCCCAGTCTTGTACGTCAGCTTCTTCTTCAGCCATTTGTTCTTCTTCAGTAACAGTTTCTTCCGTTTCAGTTTCCATAACTTCAGCTACAATACCTTCTTCTTCTACTCTAAAAGTAACGCCTTCTTCAGTTTTATACGTTCCAGCTGGTAAAGGAATAGTTGTACCGTCTTCAGTTAATACTGAAATATCAACGCCACTAGCTAACTCGTCAGCCGTAGATACAAAAATAGTTCCGTCTTCAGATTTTGATTGATAATTTAATTTAAGCTCCTTGCTTAATCCTAGAGCTTTTATAATTTGATCTTTAATGTCCATAGGTTCTTTTTTTATTAAATAGATTTATATTAAGTTTATTTGATTTTTAATACATTGGGTCGTAACCGTTGTCTCTAAATCTTTGTCTTATGTCGTCTGCAACTTTCTCTCTTTCAGATAACTCGCTTTCTAAACTTTGTACTTCAGCTGGGTACTCTACGCCTAATTCGTCAAGTTTGCTTTTTAGATTATTTAATTCTTCTTCTGCATTAAGAATTGCTGGCCCTACGTCAAATCTGAATATGTCTCTAGCTTCTATCATTTTAGACTCGGCTTCGTCTATTCTGTCATTTATTTCGTCTGCAAAATAAGAGTTGTCTAATTCTTGTCTGATACTATCTAACGCTGAAAGTGTTATTTTGTGAGTAGTTAAACCAAATTTTTCTGCGTTTTCGTGCTTTTTTAATTCTGCAAAGAATTTACTTTTATTAGTCATTGTTTTATATTTTAATCAATTATTCTTTCTAATCTATTATACTGAAAAGATTGTAAGTCTTGTCTAGCGTTAACAACCATAGTTTCAGATTCTCTTAATTCTTCTTCTATCATATTTATTTCAGCGTTTGGCTCTATGCCTAAAGAGTCTAATTGATTTTTTATTTCTGATAAACTTTGACCTGATGATATTAATAAATCTTCTACATTATCTACTGCGTCAGATAATCTATCAAAAGAGCCTATAAATTCTTCTACTGACCTTTGAGCTTCTTCAAATTTACCAAGTGCGTATTCGTAATCAGTAAAAGCCAAATCATAAGCATTTTGTAAATCAATACTTTTTATAGCTTCATTATCATTTTGTAAATCTCCTATTAAAGATAAGTTTACTTTTTTAAG